GTTCTGTGAACCAGAACCTCTTGCTCGTTCGAGGTGCACATGGGGCAGTTGCGACTTGAGTGCGCGAAATGTCGTAGCATCCTTGAGCTGTAGATATCCTTGGAGGTGCGGTGTACCGGACTCCCCCACCTCTCGTCCAAAGACGAGGTAGACACCGTGCTTGCGGTCGAAGAAGTTGCGTAGCTGTTCTTCGGCATCGAGTGGATAGTTGTTCCAGGTGAAGCAAAAGCGACGGGATCTGGTGTCCGTCATTGCAAAATACAAAGTGAACTAATTATTTTTTCGCGTGGGTGGGAGGCTCTAGTGGAGGTGGGGCCGAGCGCAGCGAGCCCCCCGACTCTCCCGAGCGACCACCCACACGAGCGTAGCGAGTTTCCATTTTAGAAGAATTGCACAACTTCAACACATGTGTTGTTTCCATTTTCGAAGAAAAATTACACTTCAACACAATGTGTTGTTTCCATTTTCGAAGAAATCTACACATTGTACACAATGTGTAACACATTTTACACAATGTGTATTGTGGACCATCATTCATGGGCTGCACACAGAAGGGTTTAGCGCTAGTATTACCTAAACCCTTCTGTGTTGTGCAACAACACTTTTGAGGTTGCAAACCTCATTTCATTCTCACTTCACAATTTTCTTTCTACTACAAACATGGCTTACGGCCGTTATTCGCGCCGTTCTTATCGTCCTCGGCGTTCTGGTCGTCCCCGCAGCCGCGGAAAGGCCTACCTTCAACTCCGAGGATCCCAACCTCCGCGAATCGTATACGCTCGACCTCGACGTACAGTGCGTATGCGCTCTGTGCGGCAGCCAGCTGTGAACGACCGGAAAATCTCCGGCTCGGGTCATGGCGATAAGTATATTCTGGCCCAGGCTGATCCGTTTGATGAGGAAACTGACGGAGTCAAGATTCCTGATGCTAACGCCCAACCAAGTTGCCCTTTGAAAGCAGAGGACACGGTTGACTTTGTTCTTGGTGCATCCGAGACATGTCAAGCTCATGCTTTTAATCCGACTTGTGTTGGAGCCTCTGTTAGTTGTTTTACAATTAACACTGCTCCAACTAGTTGGACCTGGCCTGTTAGCTTTGCGAATCAGACCAATTCGGCGAAGTTGACACAACTCCGCTCTGATTTCGAAATGTTCCGTCCAGTAGCCCACGCAATCCGTATCACGTCAGGTCTTGCACCTACTGCTGCTACCGGATTCGTTCATGTTTGCGTCTTCTCACAAGCGTTGTATAACCAGTCTACTTGGGCATATCCGACATCAATCGCATTGATGCAGAATGTCCCTGGTTATAAACGCATTCCCATCGGTCGTTTGACGGCCGAAGGGTTCACTGTAGTGAATCGGTGTCTCGACACTACAAGTCAGCGTTATGTGGACACGGATTCTCCGGTGTACGCTAATGCTGGCACAATGGAATTCCAAACTGGTCTCCAGTGGTGTTCCATTATAGTAGCAGTCACAGGCGCGAGTCCTACGTCAACCCCAATCACCATCGAATCCATTCAACACCATGAATGTATTCCTCGAGCTACATCTATTAGCTCCAGCACGCCAGCAGCGAAGTATAACGTAGGTGCGTTAGCTGCTGCAACAAACGGCATGTCGAAGACTACTCCAAGTGCGTTAGATTCTGAGAAGAAGCCTCGAAAGGCTTCTTTTCTTAATAACGCTGCAAGCGTTTTACAAGGTTTTGGCGCCGCAGGTAAGCTACCCCGTCTTACAAAAGGCCGATTTAAAGTCGGTAATTCGCCGAAAACCGTTATTCGCGAAGGCCGCGTTACAAACGGCGGCGGTATTCGCAATCTAGTTTCTCAAGGTATGTGATATTTTATTTTTTAGCTAGAGGCGCGCCTCATCCAGTAGCCAAGGCAGCTGGATTCGGTCTCGGAGGAATTGGTACCCTTGCTAAAATGTTTTCTAGTTAATAGGAACTCGGACCCAGAAGAACTCTGACCTTAGAGAGTTGGACACCAATTTTTCATATGATCGAAATGAAGATTTCGATTATGATATTGGTCACTCCCGTCAAAAAACCGGAGGTTATATGTGGGCTGGGGGGTATATCGACCCCAGTCCCACGCTGCGTGGGTATGTGGAGCACCCAACTATGTCTCCATGGAAAAGCCAACAAATGCAAGAACGATTTCAACGCAGAGCGTTTGATTGGAAGAATCGTCAGAGAGCGAAGTTCGAAGACGAAGATGATAGCTTTTAATTGTAATATAGTCGGATATTTGTTCACTTTGCTAGCTACATCAAATTCCTGTTTTGCTAGTTTCCTCCTTAAAGTTCCTCCATCTCCTCATCCGCTGTGAGGTCGATGACTTCCGGACCTCGGATCGCTTCGTAGTAGTCGTCGCGGTAGTTCTCCACTAGAGTCGGGTTCTCCCTGAGCATCTTCAAGACCAGACGCGAGAGGCCGAGCGACATTCGTTCGGCCACCTGGAGTTCGAGGTGTGACTCGCCGAGTTCGTGATGGATCTCTGCCATCTGGTTGAACAGAGACTGGCAGCGTTCTTCGAGTTTTTCGTTGAGGAAGACTGCATCTTGGTACTCCGACCGACACTCCATGTACATGTTAGCCCAGTGGCTGATCAGCACTTCGGTCACCGGATGACCTTCTTCGACTTGAGTCGCCTGCGTGGCCACCGATCGAGTTGTTTCCGTGTCGGACATCGCGTGCTTGACTTGTTCTTGTACTGGTAAATTGCAGAATGAGCGGTTTATATGGTAATGAACCATGCATATCAATTATGCGGTAGAGGAGAACGCCCCGGGCGGAGCTCACGTAACTATAGCCCGAGCAGGAGCACGAAGTATGAAGTAAGCGGGACGAGAGAGCACGTGGAGTGAGGCGTGATACTATACCGAAATATTATATGAATGTTCATTACCATATAAACCGCTCATTCTGCAATTTACCAGTACAAGAACAAGTCAAGCACGCGATGTCCTAAGGAAACAACACATCTGGCCCCAGGCACAACAATCGGTTGAAGTCATCTGGAGACGCGAAGTCAGCCCAGCGCTGGGACTGAAAGTCTATAGTGTCGTCGGGCAAGATACCATGAAGCAGTTCATCAATGTCCTCGTTGACACCTGCGTCTTGTTCATCCACTGCAAGATCTTCACTATCTGGAGGTTCACCCACGACCTCCAGTGTAGCCAAGTATTCGTCCGCCCTCGTCGTCGCTACTTGAGCGCCCCAGGGGAACTCAATCTGTGCGAATCTCCGCGCGACTGGTTCACGATCCCGAGAGTCTGGGAAGCAGTCCTCCAAACGGTAGTTGGAGATGACGATGATCTTTTTTGGACGGATCTTCTGCAAAACACCGCCTTTGATTTGAGCTGAAAATGGATATCTATCCGCCCATATTTTTAGCGCTGATGCTGTCACTTCGTTCTTCGGCGACCACTCTTCGATAATTACGACCTCTTCGTCTGCGTAGCCGTCCCACCATTTGTTGAGCATTTTCTGGTAGCATAGAGCTCCGTACTTTTCCCACGCTAGCTTCGACTTTCCGGTTCCGGTAGCACCGTACCACCACTCGTTCTGGATATCGCCGTCGATCACATTGAGCTGTGGCTTGCGCAGCGACATGATTTTTTGGAACGTGTTCACCCAGACTTTGGGGTACTCGGTCTTGATCCAAGTCCAATCACCTTCTTCAGCCTTGCGAAGAATGAGCGACCAGGCTTCCTTTCCTGCTTTTCCTTTTTCTTCAGGCAGAGTGCCGATCTCCACGAAGTCGGCATCCTTTGTACAGTAGTCTCGGTTCTGTGAACCAGAACCTCTTGCTCGTTCGAGGTGCACATGGGGCAGTTGCGACTTGAGTGCGCGAAATGTCGTAGCATCCTTGAGCTGTAGATATCCTTGGAGGTGCGGTGTACCGGACTCCCCCACCTCTCGTCCAAAGACGAGGTAGACACCGTGCTTGCGGTCGAAGAAGTTGCGTAGCTGTTCTTCGGCATCGAGTGGATAGTTGTTCCAGGTGAAGCAAAAGCGACGGGATCTGGTGTCCGTCATTGCAAAATACAAAGTGAACTAATTATTTTTTCGCGTGGGTGGGAGGCTCTAGTGGAGGTGGGGCCGAGCGCAGCGAGCCCCCCGACTCTCCCGAGCGACCACCCACACGAGCGTAGCGAGTTTCCATTTTAGAAGAATTGCACAACTTCAACACATGTGTTGTTTCCATTTTCGAAGAAAAATTACACTTCAACACAATGTGTTGTTTCCATTTTCGAAGAAATCTACACATTGTACACAATGTGTAACACATTTTACACAATGTGTATTGTGGACCATCATTCATGGGCTGCACACAGAAGGGTTTAGCGCTAGTATTACCTAAACCCTTCTGTGTTGTGCAACAACACTTTTGAGGTTGCAAACCTCATTTCATTCTCACTTCACAATTTTCTTTCTACTACAAACATGGCTTACGGCCGTTATTCGCGCCGTTCTTATCGTCCTCGGCGTTCTGGTGTTCTGTGAACCAGAACCTCTTGCTCGTTCGAGGTGCACATGGGGCAGTTGCGAC